ATTTCTCCAGCGCCGGGCAAAAGGACTGCTACAAGGCCCTGGATGTGGAGCGCTATGAGGTAGTTGCATCCCGTGACCATAAAGTGTGCAGCTTTTGTGCAGACATGGACAGCAAGGTTTTCAAAATGTCTGACTACCAAGTGGGGCTCACTGCTCCACCGTTTCACCCGTGGTGCCGGTGTTGCACCACCCCCTATGAGGATGATGTGGCGGAGCTCTTAAAGCGCCGCACCAGCGGCTCCAACCCATTGCCGGGTGATATGTCATATAAGCAATGGAAAGAGTGGCAGGACGGGCTTGCCAAGGCACAGAGAGCCCAGAAAATTGCAGATGCCACACCTCTTTTTGAAAAAATGCAAAAAAGTGGCCTGCTACGGCTGCCACCACTTGACGAGTTTGCCGAAATGCGTTATAGTAACTCTCCTACCTACAAGAAACTGGTGGCAAGGTTTGAAAACCTCACCGGCCAGCGAAAGTGGGCGGCGGTGGAGTTTAACCCAGAAACCCTTGCGGACCACTTCAAGCGCCACGGCTCTGATCTGGGAGCCGATGCACAAGCCTATGCGGCTGCGGCGCTCAAGTTTGTCAATGGCAAGGGTGACAAGGCCGTCATCTTTGCTGAGGACGGCATCCGGCGCATGTATTCTGAGGTGGAAAACATTTTTGCATCGGTCTACCCGGACGGGACAATCTCCACATTTTTCCACCCAAGAGCCGGAAAGAAATATTGGGAAAGCCAGGTGAAAAAGTATGCTAAAAAATAAGCGCTGCGCCTGCTGCGGGCAGGAAAGCCTCCCGCCTAACAGCATCTTTGAAATCTGCCCTATCTGCGGCTGGCAGGATGATGAGGTGCAGAATGATGAGCCTGACTTTGAGGGCGGCGCAAATGACATGTCCCTCAATCAGGCAAAAGAGGCCTACCGGCAAGGCAAGCCGGTGAGCTGACCATTTTTGATGTTAAAAGCATCGTGCTGAAAATGCACGGTGCTTTTTTCATACCCAAATACCGCTGGCCCAGCGGACTACAAGATGGGCACTGCAACACCGGGACTGGCCGGATAAAAAGGACAGCAGACATGCAAGGAGGTAACAATCATGTTGGAATGGCTGAAAACCGTATTGGGGGATGCGTACACCCCCGAAATTGACACGGCAGTTTCTCAGGAGATCGGCAAGGGCTTTGTGGCCCGCACCGACTTCAACACAAAGACTGCCAAGGTCACAGAGCTGGAAACCGAGGTCAAGCAGCTCCGTGAGGGTATCAAGACCCGTGACACTCAGCTCTCCGAGCTGAAAAAGTCCGCCGGTGACAATGCTGAACTGCAAAAGCAGATCGACACGCTCACCCAGCAGAACAAGGACCAGAAAGCCGCCTATGATAAGGAGCTGGCCACGGTCAAGCTGACTGCTGCGGTGGATGCGGAGCTCACCGCTGCCGGGTCCAAGAACAACATCGCCGTCCGTGCGATGCTGGCGGACTTCCTCAAGGATGCCAAGGTGGTGGATGGCAAGGTCACCTCTAAGGAGAACGGCGAAACCGTCACCCTGGGGGCCAAGGTCGAGGCGATGAAAAAGGACGCTGCTACTGACTTTATGTTTGGAGATGCGCCCAAGTATAGCGGCTGGAAACCCGGCGAGAACGGGGACGGGAACAAGCCCGGCAGCACCAAAAAGCTGTCTGAGATGTCCTACTCCGAGCTGACCGAGTACATGGCCAAAAACCCTGACGCAAAGCTGGAATAACCCCAACAACACAATCATTTCAAGAAAGGAAGTATTGAATTATGCCTAACGCTAAGTTTGACGCAAAATCTTTCAACCCTGAGGCTTTCAAGTACATCATGGACCGCATCCCCCGCACCCGCCTCAACGAAATCCGCAAGTCCAAGGTCCTGGTGGGCAACCCGGACATCCGTGCGGTGCTGGGCACCCAGAACGGCACCGGCTATGCCCGTGTGGCCGTGCGTGGCCTGCTGGACGGTGAGGCCGTGAACTATGACGGCCAGACTGACATCACCGCCACCTCCACCAAGACCTTTGAGCAGGGTGTGGTGGTCATTGGCCGTGCCAAGGCGTGGGTGGAAAAGGACTTCTCCTTTGACATCACCGGCGGCGTGGACTTTATGAACAATGTGGCCCAGCAGGTGGCGGACTACTGGCAGGACATTGACCAGGACACCATCCTGGCGGTCCTCAAGGGCGTTTTCTCCATGACCGGCGGCAAGAGCGGTGAGTTTGTCACCAAGCACACCTACTCTGTCAACGGCAACCTGGAGGCCTCCACCCTCAACAGCGCCACAGCCCAGGCCTGCGGTGACCACAAGAAAAAGTTTGCCATGATTTTCATGCACTCTGTTCCGGCCACCAACCTGGAAAACCTCAACCTGCTCACCGCTCTCAAGTACACCGACAAGGACGGTGTGACCCGTGATCTGACCCTCTACACCTGGAACGGCAAGCTGGTCATTGTGGATGACGGGATGCCTGTTGAGGCTGTTGCCGCCACCTATAAGCTGACCTCTGACACCGCCCTGGTGACCGGCAAGACCTACTACACCAAGAGCGGCACCAAGTACAACGCTGTGGCCTCCCCCAGCGTGGACAACATTGCCACCTATTATGAGGTGGATGTCCCTGCCGGTGAGGAATACACCAGCTATGTCCTGGGTGAGGGCTCCATCAACTTTGAGGACCTGGGTGCTAAGGTGCCCTATGAGATGTCCCGTGACCCCGCCAAGAACGGCGGCCAGGACACCCTCTACACCCGCCAGCGCAAGGTGTTTGCCCCCAAGGGCATCTCCTACGAAAAGACCAGCCAGACCACCCTCTCTCCCACGGATGCGGAGCTGTCCGATGGTGCCAACTGGGCTCTGGTCCACTCTGGTGAGGCCACTGAGAGCCAGCGCTCCTACATCAACCACAAGGTTATCCCCATCGCCCGCATCAAGTCCAGAGGCTAAACCATGACCGTGTATGAGGCCGTGGTGTCCCGGCTGGCCATGCTGGGCTACACCGTCACGGACAATGACGAAACCGGCCTCAATTTCCTCATAGACAAGTGTGAAAAGGACATCCTGGCAGACATCAACCAAAGGGTGCTGCCGGATGGCCTTTTCTATGTCCATGTGGATATGGTGGCCGGGCAATTTCTCTATGATAAGAAAGCCGCCGGTGGTCTGGACGGGCTGGAGGGCTTTGACTTCTCCGCCCCGGCCAAGAGCATCACGGAGGGTGATGTGGCCATCACCTTTGCTGGAGCCAGTGATGGAGCCAGCAGCGCTGAGGCCCGCTTTGATGCCCTGCTTGCAGGGCTCATGCGCCCGCCTGAGAGTACGCTGGCGGCTTTTCGGAGGATGAGATGGTAGTGGGGAGCCCCGCCCACAAAAAGGCCGTGCAGAGCCTCTGGGTGGGCAAGGCGACCATCACCGTGCTGGACGGGGTGCTCAATCCCGCCAATGGCCGCACGGAGCCCCAGGAGCGCATCCTGGCGGCAGACATCCGCTGCCGCATTTCCCACAAGTCTGTGGTGAGTACAGAGCCCAACGAGGAGGCCGCCCAGGTGGCCCAAAGTGTGGTGCTCTACATTGACCCCTCCGTGGACATCCCGGAGGGGTCTAAAATCACAGTGACCCAGAACGGCACGACCCGTGACTATGAACGGAGCGGCAAGAGCGCAGTGTATAGCTGCCACCAAGAGGTGCCGCTGGAGCTTTTCAAGGAGTGGGCTTGATATGGCAGAGATCAATTTCAACAGCATCTTTGACGGAGTGAGCCTTGCGCTCCACGCCGCTTTTCCTGCCGCCCAGGTGCATGGTGGGAATGTCAAGCAAGGGCTCAAGCCCGGAGATTTTAATGTCATCATGCCTGGTGCCGGTCACGCCAAAGAGGTGGGCCAGAGGTACAAGCGGACACCCACGGTGGATGTGATTTACTACCCCAAGGCCGGGGATGCGGAGTGCTATGGCATGGCACACCGGCTGTCCTTTGTCCTGGGGAGCATCACAACCCCGGAGGGGGACATCATCCACGCCACCGGCTGTGAGTGGACACTGGCGGAGGATGTCCTGCATGTGCTTTTGAGCTATGACCACTTCGTCCGTGTCCCGCTGGAGCAGGAGAACATGGAAACTCTCAAAATCAATGAGGAGGGATAAGCCAATGGCAAAAACCCAGACCACGGAGGCCAATGCCGCCGCCTTTACCAAGGCGCAGTTGGTGGCCTCTCAGAGATATGTCCACCGGCGGGACCTGATCGGCGCACTGCTGGAGGATGGCAAGACCTACACCTTGAATGAGGTGGATGCGCTGATTGAAAAGTTTATGAAAGGCAAGGTGAGATAAATGGCTCTTGGCGGAGGTAACTGGCTGACCCAGAACAAGGTCCTGCCCGGCAGCTATATCAATTTCTCCAGCGTGGCAAAGGCATCCGCCACTCTGTCTGACAGAGGCTATGCGGCAGCGCCCTTTGTTCTGAGCTGGGGCCCGGAGGGTGAGGTTTTCCCCGTCACCTCTGGTGAGTTTCAGAAAAACAGCAAGGCCATCTTCGGCTATGGGTATGACCACCCCAAGCTGCTGGCCCTGCGTGAGATTTTCCAGCACGCCACCACCGTCTACTGCTGGCGGCTGGGCAACGGCGAAAAGGCAAGCTGCACCTATGCGGATGCCAAGTACCCCGGTGTGCGTGGCAATGACCTCTCTATTGTCATCGCCTCCAATGTCGATGACACCAGCGCATGGGATGTGAGCACCTACCTGGACGGCCAGTGTGTTGACACCCAGACGGTCAAGGCGGCCACTGATCTGGTGGCCAATGACTATGTGGTTTTCAAGACCAGCGCCACGCTGGCGGCCACTGCGGGCACCAAGCTGACCGGCGGCGCTGATGATGCGGCGGTCACCGGCGAGGACCACCAGGCTTTCCTGGATAAGCTGGAGGCCTATGCTTTCAACACCCTGTGCTGCCCGGCTACGGAGAGCACCGTGGTCAATCTGTATGTCAAGTACACCCAGCGCATGAGGGATGAGGTGGGTGCCAAATTCCAGCTTGTGGCCTGGAAACCCAGTGCTGACTATGAGGGCGTGATTGGCGTGTGGAACACTGCCACCCATGCCACCATTGCCAATGTGGACACCCAGGCGGTGGTCTACTGGGCTACCGGCGCACATGCTGGCGTGGCCGTCAACAAGTCCCTCACCAATGCCAAGTATGACGGTGAGCTCATTCTGGACACCGAATACACCCAGGCAGCGCTTGAGGCGGCCCTCAAGGCAGGCAAGTTTATGTTCCACAATGTCAACGGGGTCACCCGTGTGCTGGAGGACATCAACACCCTGCTGACCCTCTCCGACACCAAGGGAGAGGTTTTCCAGTCCAACCAGACCATCCGTGTGTGTGACCAGATCGCCAATGACACGGCGGTGCTGTTCAACACCCGCTATGTGGGCACCGTGCCCAATGATGCCTCTGGCCGTGCCTCCCTGTGGGGCGATGTGGTCAAGCTCATCCAGGAGCTTGAGAAAATCCGTGCTGTTGAGAACTTTGACCCCGACACGGTGACCTGTGAGCAGGGTGACAAGAAAAAGGCAGTGCTGCTGACCATCAACGGCCTCAACATCATCAACGCCATGGCCCAGCTCTACATGAGCGTTATCATTCAGTAAAGGAGGATTGTGACACATGGCTGACAAAATCTCTATGAACACCCAGGATGCCGTGAGCGCCAACTTTGCTGAGTGCTTTGTGACGCTGAACGGCACCCGCTACTCCATGCTGATGGCCAAGGAGTTTGAGGGCAAGGCCTCCATCAACACCAAGGAAGTCTACCGTCTGGGCAATCCCGTGATCGGCCACAAGGCCCAAACCATTGCCCTGGCTTTCTCCATGACGGTCTACAAGTGCACGGAAATCTTTGACCAGGTGGTTGAGGACTTCATCAAGACGGGTGTGATGCCTACCTTTGACATCCAGACCTCCAACGATGACCCCGCCACCTCCGTTGGCCGGAGCACCAAGATTTACAACAACTGCGTGCTGGACGGTGATGTGCTGCTGTCCATGTTCAACGCAGAGGGTGACTTTGTGGAGCAGACCCTTGAGGGCTACTGCGACAGCTTCACCCGCCCCGAAAAGCACACCAACCCGTCCTATATGTAAGGGCGGCCAACTAAAGGAGGAAATCATCCATGAGTAACCTGTCCGCATTTATGCACGCCAATGTTGAGCAGATCGAAAACTACAAGTTTGCCGCCTCCCCCCGTTTCAAGGGGGAGGATGGCAAGCCCATGTTGTGGGAAATCTGCTGCATCTCCGCTGATGAATACGCCCGCATCCGCAACTCCTGCGTCCGGCAGGTGCCGGTGCCCGGCAAAAAGGGCCAGTACACCCAGCAGCTTGATAGCTACGCTTTCCAGGCCAAGGTGTGCGCCCGCTGCACGGTGTTCCCGGACCTGAGCAACGCAGAGCTCCAGAATGACTGGGGTGTTGCCAAGCCGGAGGAGCTGCTGGGCAAGCTGCTCATCGGCGGTGAGTTTGATGACTATGTGACGGAAGTTTTCCAGCTCAACGGTTTCAAGACTGAGAATGAGCTGGTTGATGAGGCAAAAAACTAATAGAGGACGGTGACCCAGAGGCCAGCTATGCACACTTCTGTCTGCAAAAGTTTGGCTGGGAGCCGTCCAAGTTTTTGAGCCTGCCCGTCAAGGAGCGTGCTTTTGTCATCGCCTCTATTGATGCCCGCTGTGCGGCGGAGCGGAAAAAAGAGGCGGAACTCAAGAACAAAGCAAAACGCAAATAAGGCTCCCGCCCTGAGCGATACAGGGCGGGAGCTTTTCCCAAGGTGGTGAAACTATGGCAACTATCAGATCGCAAATGGTCCTCAATGACGGGATGAGCGCCGTGCTCAAGAGGATAACCTCCGCACTTGACACTACGCTCAACGCCTTTGAGCAGGTCCAGCGTGCCTCTGGCAGAGCTGTTGATGCCGCCCAGATTGCACAAGCACGCTCCCAGCTTGTGGGAGCAAATGCCGAAATCCAGGGGATGGCGGACGGCTATCGCAGAGCCGCAGAGCAGGAGGAAAACCTCAACCGAGGCCTCCGCACCGGCGGCTCCCTGGCAGATGGTATGCTGGGCAAGGTCAAGACCCTGGTGGCCACACTGGCCGCCGGTGCCGGGCTCAATAAGCTCATCGGCCTCTCTGACCAGATGACCAGCACCACCGCCCGCCTGTCTTTCCTTGTGGATGACGGCGGCAGCGTGGATGAGCTGGAGGCCAAAATCATGGCCTCTGCCCAGCGCTCCAGAGCTGCCTACCTTGACACGGCATCTGCTATTGCCAGCATGGGCGCAAACGCTGGAGCCGCTTTCAGCTCCAATGATGAGCTCATTGCTTTTATGGAGCAGGTCAACCGCCAGTTTACCATTGGCGGCGCATCCGCCCAAGGGCAGGCGGCGGCCATGCTCCAGCTCACCCAGGCAATGGCGGCAGGCGCTCTGAGAGGCGAGGAGCTAAACTCCATCCTTGAAAATGCGCCCGGCATCGCCAGAGCCATTGAGCAGTACATGGGCATTGCAGAGGGCTCCATCAAGCAATATGCCCAGGAGGGCCAAGTCACCGCCGAGGTGGTCAAAAACGCCCTTTTCTCTGTGGCAGATGAAACCAACGCCAAGTTTGAGAGTATGCCCATGACCTGGGCGCAAATCTGGACCAACATGCAAAACCGGGCGCTCCAGACATTGGACCCCATTCTCAACAAGCTCAACAAGCTGGCCAACAGTGAGCAATTCAGCACGGTGGTGGACGGAACCTTGAACGCCTTGGCCACCATCACGGCCCTTGCCTCCGGCATCCTTGATGTGTTCGTCAACATCGGCTCTGCCGTGGTTGATAACTGGTCTGTGATTGAGCCCATTGCCTGGGGCCTTGTGGCTGCACTTGTGGCCTACAACGCCGTGGCGCTCATCACTCAGGCCATCAATGGCGCTGTGGCGCTCTCTGCTGCGGTGAAAGGAGCCGCAGACATGTTTGCTGCGGGCAAGACCTTTGCCGCCACTGTGGCCCAGCAAGGCCTCAATGCGGCCCTGCTGGCCTGCCCCATCACCTGGATAGTGGTGGGGGTCATCGCCCTTGTGGCGGGCATCATTGCCCTGTGCAACTGGATTGCTAAGACCACCGGCGTGGCGGCCACGGGCTTTGGAGTTATCACCGGCGGCATCAATGTGGCCATTCAAGCCGTGTGGAACGCCATGCTTGTGGTGGCCAATGTGGCCATTGGCATCTGGAACGCTCTGGGTGCCTGCTGCTCCAACATCGGCACCGCTTTCCACAATGTCATCTCCAATGTGCAAGGCTGGTTTTACGGCCTGCTGTCTACCGCCCTCACCGTTGTAGAGGGCATCTGTGCGGCTTTGAACAAGCTGCCCTTTGTCGAGTTTGACTACTCCGGCATTTCCGCAAAGGCGGATGAATACGCCGCAAAATCGGCGGAGGCCTATGGCAGTGTTGAGGAGTACCAGAACATTGGGGACGCTTTCACCAAAGGCTACAACACCTTTGACACATTCACGGATGGCTGGGCCTCTGATGCTTTCAAGGCCGGTGCATCGTGGGGTGACGGTGTGGCTGATAAGGTGAGCAGTTTCTTTGACTTCGGCGGAGGCGGCACCGGCGGCACAGACCTTGGCAGCGGTTTTGACCTGAGCAGCATTGCTGACAACACCGGGCTGACCGCCGACAATACCGGCAAGACCGCTGATGCTCTGGCCGTGACAGAGGAACAGCTTGAATACCTGCGGGACATCGCAGAAAGGGATGCAATCAACCGTTTCACCACCGCAGAGGTCAAGATTGACATGACCGGCATGACCAACAGAATTGACGGCAGTGCTGATCTGGACGGCGTTATCAGCCAGCTCACCGAGGGCTTTACTGAGGCGCTGGTCACCGCTGCTGAGGGGGTGCACGCATGAGTTATTCCTGTTACCTGGGCGGCGTGGAGTGGCCCACTCCCGCCAAGCTGACCGTAAAAATCAAGGGCAAAAATAAGACGCTCACGCTGCTCAATGAGGGTGAAATCAATTTCCTCCGCACCCCTGGGCTGAGTGAGATCGTGCTGCCGGTGACGCTCTCAATGCTCACCGGCAGCCGGTCCCCGTCCTACTACATGGGCGTGTTGGAACGGCTCAAGACCTCCAAGGGCACCACCCAGTTTATTTTGGTGCGGCGCTCCCCGGATGGACGGCGGCTGTTCGACACCAACATGACCGTGAGCGTGGAGGACTACAACATCACGGAGGATGCCAAGGAGGGCCTGGATGTCAGCGTGGACATCAACCTCAAGCAATGGCGCTCCTACGGCACGAAAACGGCCAAGGTCGAACAGCCCAGCACCGACACGGGCAAGCAGACCGTGACCGTGGAAAAGGAGCGGGATGCCAGCACGGCCCCCTCCGCTAAGACCTACACCGTGAAAAAGGGTGACACCCTCTGGGCCATCTCCGCCAAGTATTATGGCGCTGGGGCCCAGTACACCAAAATCTACGGGGCCAACACGGACAAAATCAGCAACCCCAACCTCATCTATCCTGGGCAGGTGCTCACCATCCCATGAGCTATGAGCTGCTGATACAACATGGTAGCAATATCATGTACCCACCCACGGTGGAGGGTGTCACCATTGAGTGGGAACGCAAAGGCCAGCCGGGCAAGCTCACCTTTGAAGTGGTAAAGACCCCAGGCCTGAGCTTTCAAGAGGGGGACCCCTGCCGTTTTTCCGTGGACGGCACCCCCGTCTTTTATGGCTTTGTCTTTGAGAAATCCCGCAAGGGCAACAACCCCAATGTCATCAAGTGCGTGGTGTATGACCAGCTTTATTACCTCAAGAATAAAGATACCTATGTCTACACCAACAAGACGGCCTCTGAGGTCATCAAAATGGTGGCGGAGGACTTCCAGCTCAATGTGGGAGAGCTTGAGGACACGGGCTACAAGATCGCCAGCCGTGTGGAGGACAATCAAACCCTGTTTGACATCATCCAAAACGCCCTGGACGAAACCCTAAAGGCCACCGGGCAGATGTATGTGCTCTATGACAATGTTGGAAAGTTGACCCTCAAGAGCCTGGGCAACATGAAACTCAACATGCTTGTGGATGAGGACACCGCCGGTGACTACGACTATAAGAGCTCCATTGCCACCCAGACCTATGACAAAATCAAGCTCTCCTATGAGAACAAGGAAACCGGCAAGCGGGAAATCTATATTGCCCAGGACGGCTCCCACATCAATCAATGGGGTGTCCTGCAATATTATGAGAAACTGGACAGCAAGGCCAACGCCAAGGCGATGGCGGACGCTCTCCTGGACCTCTACAACACCAAGACCCGCACCCTCAAGCTCCAGGATGTCCTTGGTGACATCCGTGTGAGGGCGGGCACGCTGCTGGTGGTCATGCTGGGCCTGGGTGACATCAATGTGTCCAACTACCTCATGGCCGAACAGGTCAAGCACACATTCAACGATGGGCAGCACCTCATGGAGCTCAAAATGCGAGGTGGTACATTTGTCGCTTGACATCAATGAACTGGTCCGTGCTGTGAAACAGGCGGCGGTGGAGGCGGTCAAGGCGGACGGCCCCATGGCCGTGAGCTTTGGCACTGTGACATCCGCCTCCCCGCTGAAAATCCAGGTGGACCAGAAAAAGACCTTGACGGAGGCTCAGCTCATCCTCACCAACAATGTCCGGGACTTCAATGTGGACATGACGGTGGACCACCAGACGGAAAGCCAAAGCGGCGGCAGCGGAGAGGCTGCTTTTGCCGCCCACCAGCACGCCTACAAGGGCAGGAAAACCTTTAAGGTGCACCTGGCCCTCAAGGCAGGGGAAAAGGTCATCCTCATCTCCTGTGATGGCGGGCAAAAATACATTGTCCTGGACAGATGGGAGGCACCTTGATGGGAACGCTACCGACAACTGGAGAAAACCTTGACCTCATCGGCTTTGAGCTGGAGGAGCAGCCCAGCTATACTCACAAGCTGGACATTGAGGGGCAACGGGTGGCGGGCATGACCGACAAGCGGGAGGCCCTGCGCCAAGCGGTCTATCTCATCCTCAATGTGGAGCGCTACGCCTACCCCATCTATTCCCGCAATTATGGCTCCGAGCTGGTTGACCTGATCGGCCAACCTATGGACTACGCCATGAGTGAGATGAAAAGGCGCATCACGGATGCCCTGATGCAGGATGACCGCATCACCGGCGTGGATGACTGGACCTTTGAAACCGGCAGAAAGTCCGTGCTGGTCCGCTTTACCGTCTACACCATTTATGGAGAGCTGGAGGCCACAAAGGAGGTTGAGATTTAACCATGTTTGAAACCAAGACCTATGAGGCGCTGCTGGCCAGCGCTTTGGCCAGGGTGTCCTCCGGCATCGACAAGCGGGAGGGCTCCATGGTGATGAACGGTGTGGCTCCGTCCATGGCGGAGCTGGCCCAGCTCTACATTGGGCTGGACTTCGTTTTCACCGCCACATACCTGGCAACAGCGCCCCGTGAATATCTCATCAAGCGGGCCGCTGACCGTAACATGAGCCCCTACCCGCCCAGCGCCGCAGTGTTCCGGGCGGAGTTTAACATTGAGGTGCCGGTGGGCACCCGTTTCTCCTGCGAGGACCTAAACTTTGTGGTGACGGCCCGCATGGACACCTCCGAGGACACCGCCACCGGCCTGAGCCACCGGGTCACCTGCGAAACAGCAGGGGCCCATGCCAACGGCTACACCGGCCAGCTCATCCCCATTGAGTATGTGGACGGGCTGACCCATGCAGAGCTGGTGGAGCTGCTAATCCCCGGAGATGATGAGGAGGACACGGAGGTTTTCCGCCAGCGTGTCCTTGACAGCTTCAAGTCCCAGGCCTTTGGCGGCAACCAGGCTGACTACATCGAAAAGGTGAAAGCCATGCCCGGCATCTCCGCCGTCAAGGTGCACCCGGTCTGGAACGGGGATATTGCGCCGTCCACGCTCATCCCGGATGCTACTGTCACAGCCTGGTACACCAGCGCCATTGCGGGGCTCAGTGAGCCCGTGGCGGCCTGGCTCACTGCCGTCTACACGGCGGCGCTCAACAAAAAGCTGACGGTGGGCGGCACCGTCAAGCTGGTGCTGCTGGCATCCAATAACACCGCCCCCTCTGAAACCCTCATTGATGAGGTGCAGACGGCGGTGGACCCCACCGAGAACGCCGGGGAGGGTCTGGGACTTGCCCCCATCGGCCATGTGGTCCATGTGACCGGCGTGGAGCCGGTGCCGGTGAGCATCACGCTCAATCTGACCTATGCCTCCGGCTGGAACTGGGAGGCCATCAAAAGCTATGTGGAGGCCGTCATTGACGACTATTTTGCAGAGCTGGCGGGCACCTGGGCCACTTCGGACCACTTGACCATCCGCATCTCTCAGATTGAAAGCCGCATCCTCTCCGAGTGCTCCGATATGATAACGGACATTGCTGACACGCAGATCAATGGCAAGGAGGAAAACCTTGTGCTGGGTGCGGACAGCATCCCGGTGAGGGGGGACATCAATGGATAGAAAGCTCCTTGACTACCTCCCCCCGGTGCTCCGTGAGGTGCTTGAGTTTCAAGCCATCAATGCCGCCAATGAGCCGGAAATCTCCATTGCGTGGGACGCTCTGGCCCTGGTCCTTGCCAATCAATTCCTGGACACGGCAACGGCCAGCGGCGTGGCCGTGTGGGAGCGTGAGCTGAATATCCGCCCCAAAGACACGGACACGCTGGAGGTCCGCAAGGCACGCATCAAGGCCCTGTGGAACTTGGAACTGCCCTACACTCTGCCCTGGCTCAAGAACTGGCTCACCGGCCTCTGCGGTGAGCTGGGGCATGAGGAGAGCATTGTGGACTACACCATCAACATCCAGCTTGACTACACCGTCCTGCCGGATGCGGATGCCCTGGCGGCGGAAATCCTGGACATGCTCCTCATGGTGCGCCCGGCCAACATGCGGGTGCTGATGACATCTTTTTTGCAGTCATACGGCACCATCACCTGCGGCGTTTACACCGAGTATGAGGATGAGGTCAACATCTGGCCCATGATGGTCCATGAGATGGAAAGCACCGGCAAGTCCATTGCTGTGGGTGCTCTGGAGTATCACAACACTGTGGAGATTTACCCACAAGAATAGGAGGAAAAAGCACTATGCCCAATGAAACCAAAAACTATGGCACCGTTATCACCACGGCGGGCGCTGCGCTAATCGCCAAGTGCATCTTGAACGGCGGCAAGGTCAACATCAAGACTGCTGCTGCCGGTGACGGCGGCGGTGAGTATTATGAGCCCACCGTGGCCCAGACCGCCCTCCGGGGCAAAAAGTGGGAGGGCGATGTGGCCAGCGCCGCAGTCAGCACCACCAACGCCAACATGATTGATGTGAAAATCACCATTGATGACAGCGTGGGTGGTTTCACCATCCGTGAAATGGGCCTCTTTGACGATGACGGCACGCTCATTGCCATCTGCAACACCCCCGACACAGAAAAGGTGTCCACGGATGGCGGCGTGTCCGGCAAGCTCACCATGATTATGCACATCGTGGTAGCGGATGCCTCCGTTGTCAGTTTCACCATCACCCCGGCCCTGGACACAGTGAGCCGAGCGGAGATGGAGAGCGCCCTGGCAGAGCACAACACCAACGGCACCAGCCACTCCGACATCCGGGCGCTGGCGCTCAATGCTGTGCAGCAGGGCGATGTCTACACCAAGCCGGAGGTCAACGCTTTGGTGGGGGGCGCTGTGAATGAGCACAACAACTCCGACACAGCGCACGCCAGCATCCGTGTGGACCTCACGGGGCTGGATAGCCGCCTCAAGACGCTGGAGCTGAAATATGGCACCAATGTCACCGGCAGCAGCTTTGAGGTCACCTTTGTTACGCTGACGGATGTAGTGGTCACCGGCGTATGGAATGAGGAACTTGGCCGAATTGAGTTTTAAGATGCGGAGGTGAACAAGATGCGGAGAGGCACAAACCCTGTGCTGACCTTTGAGCTGCCGGAGGCAATCACTATATCTGCCCTGTATATCACTTTTCAGCAGAACAGGCAAACTGTGCTGGAAAAGGACCTCACTGCTGTCACCTATGACAAAGAAAACGGCATCATCACGCTGCCGCTTTCCCAGGAGGACACGCTCCTCTTTTCGGAGCTTGAGCCTGTCTGGGTGCAACTCCGCCTGCGGGACAATCTGGACAACGCCATTGCCAGTGAGCCCATGCGGGTCAATGTGGGGGAGATATTCAAGGACGGGGTGATCTAATGTGACCTATGCAGTAAACTTTGAAACCACGCCCAGGGTCATTGCGGTCAAGCTCTCCACCGGCGGCATGATGCACGCCAGCTTTGGCTCCGTGCAGTATGTCAACACCGGCAAGCAAGGAATTGACGGCACCACTTTTTACCCCTCTGTGGAGGGCGATGAGTGCACCCTGAGCTGGACCAATGACGGCAACAAAGAAAACCCCAAGCCTGTCAATTTGAGGGGCCGACAAGGCCCCCAGGGCGCTCCTGGCAGTGACGCAGACATCCTGCCCATCACAAACCTGGAGCTTGAAAAACTACTCATATAAGGAGGACAGCCAAAATGGCAAACAGCAAGAAAGCGCTTGATGAAAATGGTGTACTTTACCTGTGGGGTAAGGTCAAGACCTATGTGGCCACGGCCATTGCCAACATCAAGTTGCCCAGCAAGACCTCTGATCTGACCAATGACAGCGGTTTCATCACTGCCAAGGATGTGCCGGAGGGCGCTGCCGCATCCAGCACCGTGCCCAAGATGGACGGCACCGCTGCCGCTGGTACGGAAACCGCTTTTGCCCGTGGTGACCATGTGCACCCCTCTGACACCACTAAGGTGGACAAGGTGGAGGGCAAGGGCCTGAGTGCCAATGACTACACCAACGAGGAAAAGGCCAAGCTGGGCGGCGTGGAGGCCAACGCCAACAACTACACCCTGCCGGATGCCAGCGCCTCCGTCAAGGGAGGCGTGACTGTTGGCACCAATGTGGATGTCAGCGGCGGCAAAATCTCCGTCAAGAACGGCACCACCAACCAGAAAGGCGTGGTGCAGCTCTCCAGCGCCACCGATGACACCAGCACCACCAAGGCCGCCACGCCCAGCGCCGTCAAAGCTGCCTATGACTTGGCGGCAGGCAAGCAGAGCCCGGCCACCTCTTTGGCAGGCTATGGCATTGCAGATGCCTACACCAAGGATGAGGTGGATGCCAAGATGTCCAGCGCCCTTGAATATAAGGGCTCCAAGGACACCTATGCAGACCTGCCCACCACCGGCAACAAGAAAGGCGATGTGTGGAACATTATCAATGCCGATGCGGCCCACGGGGTCAACGCCGGTGACAATGTGGCCTGGAACGGCACCACATGGGATGTGCTGGCCGGTACGATGGACTTGTCCGCCTACATGCTTGCGGAGGACCTTGTGGCCATTTCCAACACAGAGCTGGATAATATCTGCAAGTAAAGGAGGCCAATGACATGGCAAAAAGGCCCTACCTTGATGACCTCCAGACAGCACGCCTCTGGGCAAAGGTCAAGGCCCTGGTTTCTCCTTTGAGCTCCAGAGTGACCACACTGGAGGGGCAGGTCCAGACCAACACCACGGACCTCTCCGGCCTGGCCACCCGTGTCCGCACGCTGGAGCTGAAATATGACACCAATGTAACCGGCAACTCCTGGGGCGTGGCTTTCACCAGCCTCTCCGGCGTGGTGGTCACTGGCGTGTGGAATGAAAGCCAAGGGAGGATTGAGTTTTAAGTGCCCAACTATGACATCATACCGCTTGCCACTGATCTGCTGGACTACACCATCCAGCGGGTCAAGGTCAAAGAGCCCCAATACACCAAGGTCAAGGCCTATGTGATGGAAAACGGCCAGATGGTGGAAAAGGAGCTCTTTGAGAAAATCAAGGATGACGGCAAGCCTCACTTTCCCAAGAGCCAGACTTTCCACATGTGCGCTGACATGCAGCGCATGGCCAGCGCCATCCTCCAGAAATGCAACTCCGCTGATGGCCGTTATTTTGAAACTGAGTATGAGGAACGCCTCAAGGACCTTGATGAGGTCATCGTCCTCTGCGACACTCTCAACCAGTACATCAACCTGAGCTATAAGCGCAAGTACATCTCTGGTGACCAGTGCCACTACTGGGCAGAGCTGGTGCGCCCGGTCCGTCAAAAGGCTTTCAACTGGAAACGCAATGACAGCAACCGTGCCGCCGCTCTGCGTGAGGCAAAGGCCAACCAGGAGCTTGCCAAAATGGGCCAGATGGCCCAGCAAATTGCTGAGGCTCTGGCCCGCAACCCCTGAAAGGATATACCAGCCGAGAGCTGTTATATTTGGGTATGACCTATTTTTCCACTGTGCTCCCCGAACACGAACAACACCAACAACGCCGTTTACTTGAACACCAATGGCAATGTCAACAACAACAACTGCACCAACACCAACGGGTCCCGCCCCGCTCTGATGGTAAGGCCTGACTGAGTAGGCCCAAAGCCCAAAACCGTGCCGTCCATCACATCAAAGGAGGTCATACCCAGCCTTGGTGAGGCCAAGGCAAACACATTGCGCTGATGCCCCGCTGCTTTCCAGAAAAGTGGCGGGGCTACTGGTCCTATCATGCGGCACCTACACAGCGCATGAGGAGAGGCTGGCCAGCCGAACACTGATAGGGGGCCATCCGTTTGTATGAAATTTTCTGAAATATGCACCTTTGCAGTGATCTATGCGGCATACCTGGCCGCCCGGCGGGGCAAACGCTCCAGAGCCGCCACCGCACACTATGAGGTGCGCCTGCTTGAGAACATCGTCAACCTGGTCTATATCCTAAAAACCAAGATTTACAGACCCGGTGTGTTTCGTGTGTTCTATGTCTATGAGCCCAAGAAAAGGCTGGTGCAGGCACCCGCTTTTGTGGACAAGGTGGTCCAGCACGCCATAGTGGACAATCTCCTCTATGACCGCATCACCCGTAGTTTCATCCTGGACAACTACGCATCCCAAAAGAACAAGGGCCTGCACTTCGGCCTGGACCGGCTCAAAGGATTTTTCACGGACTACTGGAATAAGCACCACACCGCTGAGGGCTGGGTGCTCAAGTGTGATGTCCGCCATTTCTTTGCAAGCATCAACCATGACAAGCTCAAGGAAAAGCTCAAAAAGCTGGACCTTGAGCCTGTTGTTTATGACCTGCTTTGCATCTATATTGACTGCTCTGACGGCCTGCCGCTGGGGTATCAGACATCACAGCTCTTTGCTCTCCTGTTCCTGGATGACTTTGACCACTTCGTCAAGGAACAGCTCCACATCCAATACTATGGCCGCTACATGGATGACTTTTTCCTCATCCACCCGGACAAGGAATACCTGCAATTCTGCCTCCGGGAAATACGGGCCTACATGGATAGCCTTGGGCTGGAACTGAATGAGAAAACCCAAATCTTTCCCATCCGCAACGGCATTGACTTTTTGGGCTTTCACACCTACCTGACGGAGAGCGGCAAGGTCATCCGCAAGCTGCGGCACAGCAGCATCAAGCGGATGCGTGCCAAGCTCCGCCACTGGGAAAAGGAATACCCGGCGGGCCTGGTGACCCGTGAGCAAATCCTGCAATCCTGGCAGGCGTGGGATGCCCACGCCGCACATGGTAACACTTGGGCCCTGCGCCAACAGGTGCGGGACCGTGTGCAAAATATTCTAAAGGAGGAAATCTGATTTATGGCCACAACCACCCTGGGCAACAAAGCTGTGGGCAGTATCATCCAGCTCAAGGAAAACGGCAAGCTGGTGAGCTTCTATGTTGCCAAGCACAACTATGAGAACTCCATCAACGGCATGGGCCGCACGCTGGTGGTCCGCAAGGACTGCTATGACACCCGCCAGTGGCACAGCTCCAATGTCAATGCCTACGCCTCCAGCGCCATTGATAGCTGGCTCAACGGCACCTACAAAAACCTGCTTGATGCAGACATCCGTGGGGTCATCGGCACCACAAAAATCAAGTACACCCCCGGCAACGGCAACAACACCGTTGGCACGCTCCAGCGGGCCATTTTCCTGCTGTCTGCCACTGAGCTGAACAGATCGGCAAGCTGGTTTAATGTGGAGGGCACGGCGCTGGAAATCGCCAGCTCTCTCCAGATCGCCTACATGAACGGCTCCGCCGTTGTTCAGTGGACCCGCTCCCCGGGCACGGGCAACACCGGCCTCGCCGTTTGCTTGGGCACCAGTGGCAGTGTCGACAACTACTACTGCACCCGCACCTACGGGTCCCGCCCCGCTTTCACTCTCCCCTCCACCCTCTCTGTGAGCGATGACGGCACTGTGTCCGTCAACACTGCGCCCACCATCACCAGCTCCACGGCCAATGGCTCCAACCTGGGCACCAAGACGGCGGGCTTTAACTTCCAGTACACGGTCAACGATGTGGACGGGGACACTGTGACGGTCAAGGAGTACATGGACAATGTGCTCAAGCGCACCTACACCGCAACCCTGGGCCAGGTCAACACATTCCAAGCTGTCACGGCTGCCAACTGGCAGAAAATCCTCAACGGCTCCCACACCCTCAAGGTGGTGGCCTCTGACGGCAAGGCTGACAGCGCCGCCTACACGGTGACCTTTGCCAAAAAGGTGACCAAGGCCACTGTCACGCTGGCAGCGCCGCTGGCGGCGGATGATGCCATTTCTGTGATGGTTATGAACATCGTGGGCACCCTGCCTGCGGATGCGGTCATGGAGGTGCTGGTCACCAACAACGCCAAGGACACCACCCCCGTCTGGGAGGATGCCACGGCGGATGTCAAGAATGGCGCAAACCATGTGTTTACCAATAAGACCGCCGCCAACGGCTTTGCGTTCAACTTCAAGCTCTCTGTTGAGCGGGGAGCCAGCGACACCGGCGGCTATATTTCTAACATCGGAGGTGCTTTTGAATAATGGCTGTTTACTATGACAACACGAGCCTCAAGGCAAAGCATGAGCGCAAGCGTTCCCTGGAGGAACTGACCAAGGAAAACAAAGAGCTCAAGACCCGGCTCCAGGCAACGGAGGAGGACCTGACCAACACCCAGGTGGCCCTCACGGAGGTCTATGAGATGCTGGCAGGAGGTGGAGAGAATGGCTAAGGTATATGCCGCCCTCATCCGCAAGGGCCTCAAGACCCTGGATGATGTCCCCGCCAACCTGCGTGACGCTGTTGCCAAGCTGCTGGAGGAGAGCACCGATGCGTGAGCTCCGCCTGCGGCTTGCTTTATTTCTGTTGAGAAAGGAGGTGCAAGACATGGCTGTTGTGTATGCTACCCTCATCATCAAGGGCCGCAAGACCATTGACCAGGTGCCCGCTCTGCTGCGTAAGCAGGTGGAGGAAATCCTGGCAGACCTGGAGGTTGAGGTCTAAAGCCCCAGCCCAGCAGGAGGGGCGCACCCATGTGGTGTGCCCCTCTTATTTTTGAACAACAGGAGGACAAAAAGGATGCTGGAAACGCTGAGGAGCTACTGGTCTATCATCTCCACCATCATCACTGTGGTAGCCGTCCCCGCCGTTGGCTACCTCTACAAGAAATACAAGCAGACAGATGCACGGCAAAAGGCGGTAGAGCTGGGGGTCCAGGCCCTCCTCCGTGACCGCATCGTGCAATCCTATTATCACTATGAGGAGCGTGGCTGGATAACTCTGCACGGCCTTGAGAATGTCAATGCCATGTATAAGGAGTACCACGCTCTGGGCGGCAATGGCACCGTGACGGCGCTGGTCAATACCATCCATGAGCTTGAGGTCCGGGACGATAAGCGCCCCGCCTCTCAGGCCTGAGCTGGAGAGGAGGGCGCATGGAGTTTTCAAAGAAAATGCTGGTGCTGCACATCTGCATTTCCGTCCTCCTCTGCATCACCACGATAGTGGGGACGCTCACGGACCATGATGTCACAGCCATTGCGGCGCTCACCGGCACCTCTTTTGTGACAGATGGTGCCTGGGGCGGCTTTTACTACTGGAAAAGCAAGAATGAAAACCGGGCGAAATACGCCCAGCGTTTTCTCAACAAGTTTGCGGACAAGTACGGTGCTGATGCGGCCCTCCGGGCTGCTGAGATCGTGCTGAAAGATTGAGTAAAGGAGGACATGCTCAATGACTGAAAAAGAACTCCGGCAGAAAGTTGTGGACACTGCGGTGAGCTATCTGGGCTGCAAAGAGGCCAACGGCTCCCACCGCAAAATCATTGACCTCTACAACTCCCACAAGCCCCTGGCCAGGGGCTATGCGGTGAAATACACGGATGCCTGGTGCTCCACCTTTGCATCCGCTGTGGCCATCGCCTGCGGCCTCACGGACATCATCCCCACGGAGTGCGGATGTGAGCGCCACATTGACCTTTTCAAAAAGCTGGGCTCCTGGGTGGAGAATGATGCCTATGTACCCAGCCCTGGTGACTACATTTTCTATGACTGGCAGGACGGCAGCAACTACGCCACCACGGACAACACCGGCTCTGCGGATCATGTTGGTATTGTGGTGTCCTGCGATGGCAAGACCATTAAGGTCATTGAGGGCAACATGAGTGATGCCGTTGGCTACCGCAAGCTGGCCATCAATGGCCGCTACATCCGGGGCTTTGGCGTGCCCAAGTACGCCTCCAAGGCCACCTCTGCGCCCTCCGGCGGCGGGGAGGCACCCACGCCCGGCAAGGATGAAAAGCCCACTCCTGGGCTTGCTGTGGGCTCCGTGGTGACCTTTACGGGCACCAAGCACTATATCAGCTCCATGGCCGTCAATGGCAAGAGCTGCAAGCCCGGTGAGGCCAAGGTCACCGCTGTGGCCAAGTCCGGCAAGCACCCCTACCACCTCATCAAGACCACCGGCAGCTCCTCCACCGTCTATGGCTGGGTGGATGCCGCTGATGTCAAGGAAGTGGTCCCGGCCATCGTCAAGGGCTCCAGGGTCAAGGTGGCCAAGGGAGCCAAGACCTACAACGGCGGCAGTCTGGCCTCCTATGTCTACACCACCACCTACACCGTCATTCAGATTGACGGCTCCCGTGTGGTCATCGGCATCAACGGAGTGGTCACGGCGGCTGTCAACATCAAGGACCTCACGCTGGTGGGGTAAAGGAGGAAATCTATGACTACTTCTATCATCCATCTGGCCGTTGGCCTGGTGCTCCTGGTGGCCGTCAACATCGTGCTGGGCGGCCTCAACGCCCTCTTTGACGGCAGTTTCGACAAGGTAAAACTCCGCAACGGCATCATCAAGGGCATCATCGTGGCGGCCTGTTTTATTGCCTTTTATATGGCGGGCTACCTCAACCCGGACATCATCGCCATTGAGGTGGATGGGCAGACCGTGAACTTGATGACCGCCTCCAACCTGGCGCTGCTCACGGCCTATGTGCTCTATGCCAAAGATGTATTTGTGAAATTGAAAAATCTCATTTTGAGCAAGACCTCCGGCACGCCGCCGGAGGAGCTTGCCGCAGAACAAGAAACTGCTGAATAAGGAGAACGCTATGGCAAAGTGGGGCAACTGCGACTATAAGCAGCTCCAGCAGCTCCGTGAGAACATCGCCCATCTGCAAGGCATTGACATGGATAAGTTTTGCAAGGACATGTCCAAAGAGCTGGCCCGGAAACTCCTGCAACTTGTGATAAGGCGCACCCCTGTGGGCCGCTATGATGGTGAAACATACACTTGTGCGATGGGCAAGGCCCACCAAGCGCACACGGTCAAGGGAAAAGTGGGAGGAACTTTACGCCGGGGCTGGACAGCAAAATCTCAAGGTGAGGCTGAAAGTGGCAGCGGCAATGGGATGAGCAAAGTGGCCTCCTACGCCGCCGCCCTGCCAGTCAAAAAGGCTGGCAATGCCTACACTGTTGAGGTCATCAACCCTGTGGAATACGCCAGCTATGTTGAATACGGCCACCGCACAACCAAAGGCGGATGGGTGCCAGGGCATTATTTTCTCACATTGTCTGAGCAGGACCTTGAAAGCCTTGCCCCTGCTGCGATTGAGCGAAAGCTGGAACTCCAGCTAAGACAAGTTTTCAATGTATAAGAAAAGCCGGAGAGGGTCACACCTCTCCGGCTTTTTTGCTATTCATCCATGAGCTCTTGCACTCTTTGCAGGTATTCATTGTAGGTGTCCTCTATGGGCATAAAATCAATGTCATGCTCCTGCAATTCATTGAGCAATGCCTCCAGCCTCCGCCTCCGGCCTGCCGGTGTTTTCAACTGCATGGCGGCTGTTACCTGCTTTGTGTAAATGCGGTCCAGAAAATCCAGCCTGAGGGCAGAGGCCGCAGAGAACGCACTTTCACACGCCTTGACCGTCTGCCTGCTGATTTTGCATCCAGCCTGCTTTGCCTGTAAGAGCGTGAGGGCGCACCTCTGCACCAACTGCAAACGGCTAAAGAATGTTTCAAAATTATAGGTCTGCTGGCAGATTTGAAAACTATCCTGTAAGATGCGGGCATCGTTCTGTGCTTGCATGAGAGAGTAGTGTTTCCGCATATCCCGGAGAACTTCCTCCGGCACATCTGGAAAGGTCACTTCTGCCCGCACAGAAACACCGGGTACAGGTGTGCCACTGATCTGCGCCGCTTTGGGCTTTTTTCTCCGCAACAGCAGATATGCCACACCGGCACACACGATTGTGAGCACAATATTTCCGACCCCCGGTGACTGAATAGATACAATCACGCCTCCAAGCGCTGCCAGCGCAAGCTCAACGCCAAAGATGAGCCGTATGACCCGCCACACTTTCTGCAAAACTTTTTTCATATCCGCCGCCCCTTTACAAGTTTATTCTTGACTTTTCTCCATTATAGTTTGCACCCTGTCTGCGTGTCAAGTAT